TTCCCACGTGTCCTCAAAAGCACCGCCCCAGCAGACGACTTGAAAACCTTCCTCGCAGGAGCTAAGGCCTTCGGCATGCGCGTGGTAAAGACAAAGCGTTTTTGATTCTGGATTTTCGCAAGCACAGCCATCATGGCTGCATTTATCTTCACACCAAACCACAATGTCTCTATTTTTTGGTGCTGTACTTATTGGCTGCCATTTATTCATCACGCTTTCCTCCATGCCCGCGCTAGGCGGGCGGGTTGGTTATCTTCTCTGCTGAATTGCTTCTTCAATAGTAGGGTGGCGCTGATAAAGCCTGCCCTCTCTCCTATCTCTTTGATGCATTAGTATCTCAATATGAGTAGGCGAACAGGCGCTTAACTCGACTCTTATACACATATCGTGCGCGCCAATTACTAGGGCCGTAAGCCCATCGCTGTCATAAGTGGCAATACCATGCCCTGGAATGCGAAAACGAACCCAGCGGCCATATCCCCATTCTGCTTTTCTGAATGTACTAGCGAAGTCGTAAGGCCCGCGCCGCATTGTTTTGCATATTAGCACCACAGCGTTGGCTTCAAATTCAGATAGCTCTCTTTTTAAATAAGCTTCGACCCATTCGACGCGGCCATCTTTTTTATCATCAGACATATCAATCCCTCTCCAGTGGTACCCAAACAATAAACCCCAGCGGCTGCCGGGGCTAATGGTATTTTTTAATCGTGTAGCGGTTGGTGATAGGGGTTATCTATCAGGATTGAAGGCGGCGCGTTGTTTTTGACTATCTGCATTTTCAGTGAGATAATGCAAGTGCACACGAATAGGAGATGAACATGAAAATTTGCACAAAATGCGGAGCAGAAAAAGACTTTGACCAATTTTACAAGCAGGCGAAAGGTAAGGGTTATAGGGGTGCGTGCAAGTCATGCCTAGATGAAGCAAGGAGGAAGAGGTACAAAAAATCATACAAAGGTGGCATGGGGCACAACCAAGGCCGTGTTGAGCTTCCTAGCGCCGATTTGTTAAACGAGCTTTTTATGATCGACGGCCCCAACCTTGTCAGAAAAGTTGCGCGAGGAAGGTGTACAGCAGGCGAAGTTGTTGGAAAAGTTAGAAAAGACGGATACTCAAGAGTTTGGGTTGAAGGCGCTCATGCGCTTGTGCACCGCGTGGTTTGGAAAATGCGCACCGGCCAAGAGCCGCCTAAATATTTAGATCACATCAACGGTGATAGGTCTGATAATCGGTTTGAAAACCTCAGAGAAGCAGACCATTTTATGAATATGTGGAACAGGTCTGAACACAAGCTAAACACCAGCGGATTTACAGGAATAAGATGGCACGATTATGAATCAAATAGATCACGTCCATCATGGGTGGTGAAGCTAGGCTTCGAGGGAAAAGTTATACACGTTGGCTACTTTTCAGACATTAAAGATGCGCTGCGTGCTTTTGAAAAAGCCGTAATTGAAAATCACGGCGATTTTGGTAAAAGAAAAATAGAGCACAACAGAAAAATGGCAAAAGCAATGGGGATTGATTTTTAGCCATCTTTTATGAATGCCGCTCGTTGTTTTTCAAGTCTTTCCTCTAACGGCCCAAGGATGGGCCTTCCGTTATCATCGACCAGCACGCTAACCTGCGAGCAACGGCAGTTAATGCTTTCACCCCCCTGGCTATAAAACTCTGCCACCTCTTGGGCTGTCAGCACCTGCGAGTGCTTACGTGCATGGCTCGCTCGGGTAGTCGGACTCAATGCGCTCAGCCAAAGTAGCTGCGTGTTAATCCCCAGCCGCTCCCGTGCGTCCTGGGTCTCATCCCTGGTGGCCCGCATCAACGCGCTACCTATCTCAGTCCTGGCAATGGTCTCTGCCCTACGCTCCGCAATGCCGAAACGCTTGCGAATATCCTTCGCCACCGTACGCGGATTCAGCCCATCCTCAACGCCCTGGCTAAGAACGCGCCCCAATTCCGTGGCCGTATCGCCATTGAATGAGTCCATTTGCTCAAACACCCGCGACCTAATCAACGCCACCCGCCGCTGCCACGGCTCAGACGCCAGCACCTGGGTTATCTCCCGCGTATAGTCATCCGTCAGCGCTGCAAGCTGTGCTACGGCGGTTCCCGTGCCTGCCTCATACGCTAGCACCGTTTGCGCGGCCATGTAATCTGGCGGCACTTCAATACCCAGGCGGCGCCGTATCTCTTCGACGATCAAGCGCAGCTCTTCAGCGCTAATCAGGTATTCGTAGCGCGTTTCGTTGGCCACGTAGCCCGGCACCTGGGAATTAATCGTTACCTTACGCTTAGGTATCTCCTCAAACCGCTTTAGCACCCATCGGCGCACGTCCCGCAAGCCGCGCTTTAGGCGGCTGACGGTTTGCTGTTGGAGTCGTGCGTGCCCGATTGGATTCTCAGTGTTGCGGGGTAGGGTGGGGTATTTAGGCATTGTGTCCCCGCATATCCAACCACTTCATCTGCAAATACCACTGAAACGCAGCCACCTCTTGGTATTTTGCGGTTTCGTACCAGTGTTGGTGTGTTTCGGTCATTGATATGCGCTCCCTGGTTGTCCAGGCTCATTGCTGTTAGTGCATTCATAAAGATGATTCGTAGACCTTGGACACCGTTTATTTCCACATTCTGGGCATAAGTTAATTCGAATATTTAGAAACGGATCGCCAGCAATGGCGCGATTAATCTCATCACATGCCATACACCAGCATTCTTTTAAATCACTCATCGCCGCCCTCCTCACTATCATCATCCGCAGGCAACTCAGGCTCTACTAACGCCTCCCAACCCATGATAGCCCGCAATTCGTCACCTGTCGCGATAATCTCCCCGGTGCCTGCCATATTCCGCACGGCTTCGGTCGCGGTTTTGAGCATCGCCAGTTTGTCAGCAAGCGAGGCGTCATTAAGCTCAGACCACATTACCTCATACTCATCACCCGGCACGGGCGGGATGATGCGGTATTCCATCAAGCGGTCAATCAGTCGGCGGATGTCCGTTTGCAGGTCGCCCGCCCGGCGCGCTTGGCAGCGGTTGTTGAAGTCGTTTTGGTCTTCAGTCGATGCCCGCTCGCCTTGCTGGTTGCCAATCAGAACCTTGGTCGGAATTTCCAACGATGCCGCGATGCACTGCACCTGCACCTCGAAATGCTCTTTCGGCTGCGGAACGTTGGCGACCAGCGGGTTAATCTTCCCGCCCGTGGTAAACGCTGCTGCGTCAATGCCCGAGTTAAGGTCGGCCATCATCTCGTTCAGGCGCTCGTTCAGCTCGTCCATACCGACGCCATACGACCGGGCAAGCTCTGGCAAGCTCTGCGAGTCGCTGTACTCAACACTTAGCTGCCGTGAAGCATTCTTCAAAAACCCTTCACCCGAGCCGCCAGTGATCTTAACCACTGAGACAAAATCGTTATACGCCGCTTCCAGCTCGCTCACGCCTTCGCGATAATCACCCACAATCACCACTCGGCTATGGTGAATCGTCACGCTACGCGCAGGCGGTGGCGTGTCAGCCGTCTGTACATTGCCCTCGTTGTAGTTCCACGTTGTCGGCTGGCCGTAACGCGGGCTATTGGGGTTTTCGTCCCATGTTCCGGGCGTTAACTGCCCTTCCCAAGCGGGGATAACCTCAATTAGGTCGCCGCCCGGTTGTAGCTCTTCATCCCATCGCGCATTGTCTGCCACTCGCAAAATAAGTCCCGAATACGCGCCCACCATCCGGCGGCGGTCGGCATCCTGGAATTTCTGCCAGACGTTCAGACGTTTGAACAGCTTGCGAACGTCACGTTCCCATGGCTTCTCTGTGGTATTTTCGTCGGTGGTGTCGCCTTGGATAATCCACGGGTTGTCCTGCCATGTCTTGCGGCAAATCCTGTTAATGCCTGCTTTGGCTAGGCTGTTGCGCATGTACAGCGCTAAGAAGTCGTAGAAGTTCAGCGTGTTGGGGAAGCCGAACTCAGCCCAGCTCCTAGAACGCTTGGTGTCAATGCTGGCTGCATAGTTGCCGCCATACCCTATCGCTTGCCGCATCGACGCCAACCGGCGCTCGCTCATGTACTGATTAACGGCCATCGTCAGCCGCGTTTCTTTGTCTTGCTGTGCCATAAAAAAGCCCCTATGGTGGATAGGGGCTAGTTTAGCATATCAACGGAAACCTTACTCTACACGGATGTCAACCGATTCCGAGTAATAGCCGTTACTTGAGCCTACCCAGCGCAGGCTTACTGAGCCTTTTGCGGTGCCTAGTTTGTAGTACGTCCATGTTTCGCTGTCGTCGTACTCAGACTGATCGCCAGCATCCTTCCAAGCCTTTTCAGCTTCTAGGATTGGTGAGCCTAGTAGGTCATCAAGCTCTCCATCAATATCTTCAAGTGTTACGCTTTCGCAGCAATCTTGGCAATGGTACATAATGACCTTTTTGCCGTCATCGCGGACGAAGTGAAGCTCTTCGCCCGCACCTCCATATGCGCCACAGTCTTCTTTGGACTTCTTGATATCAGTCAGCGTAAAGCCTTTTAGCTCTTCAATGGTTCGCCATTGCAATTCGTTCATTTTCTCTCTCCTCAAAACCGCCCTTTCGAGCGGCTTAGTATTTAGTGCGCTGTGGTGTTATGGGCGGCGGACGAAGCGGAAGTTTTCACCAGCGGGGGCAAAATCCCAAGCATGTATATCGCCATCGTCATCAATTAAATCAAAATCATCATCATCAGGGTCTCTCGGATCACGAACAATGTACTCCTCACCATGCGTAAAGCATCCTCCATGCGAAATAAATTGAATAACATCCCCCGCCCGCCAATTCGCCGGATCAGACATATCTTCTGTCGGCACCACCTCGCCATGGATCTTCGGATACGCGGCGCGGTATTCTGCTTGCAGGCGGTCAACCTCATACTGCGCATGTTCGAGCGCTGATAACGCAGCTTCCAGTTGGTCGGCTAGGTGTTGTTGTGGCATGTGCTGCTCCTCTGTTGTGGGTTCTGTTGTGGTGTCATGTTCTACAGCACCACCCGCATTCGTCGCGCTCAGGATTTGGGATAGGGTGAGTTGGCGCTCTCCCCATCCTGAACCGTTATATCCATGGTACAGATTATCGATTTTCTCGCGCCATCCAAAATAAGGATAAAACTGTCCATCCGACGGATACTCCCCCTTCCCCGCCCCCGCCGCCATAAACGCCTCTGCCACGGCGTGATAGTCGTCTTCGGTCAGGTCTTTGGTGGCGATGTAATCGCCGGGTTGCAATGTTACTGCCGAGCCATCCTGATTCGCATCACTCTGCTTCTCACGCAGCACCCACCCGCCGCCATGCTGAATAACCTCGTGCGTATGCGTCAGTCCCTTCCACGTGCGTGCCCACTTGGCGTTACCTTCGGTGTCGAACGGGTCGCCGTTGGTGCGTGTGATTAGGTTTATCATGGTTGGTTGCTCCTGTTGTTTACTGACACCCAAAACAATAAACCACCCATGACAGGGTGGCTAATTGTAATTTCTAATGGCGTGGCGTGGCGGTGATAGGTTTTCCCTAACGCCGTTTTTTCAGTAGCACGGCGGGGCCGCTAACATTGCCGCCTAACATATCTGAAAGCGCATCCATCATTGGATCAACCGTATCGTCGTGCTTGGCATTAGGAAAAGAGCTGGTTTCTGCCAAAAGCTCAGACAGCCACGGGGCGTCTTGTGGCAAGTACACATTACCGGATTGGACTAACGGGGCCGCATCCATCGCCCTGGTGATTTTGTCGCGGTCTCGCTGTATATCCACCACTGGCACCCCTTCGCGCTTTAGCGTTTGTATTAGCCCGGTGCCAGAAACCTTATCCTCAACCTTCATTGACCGCAAAAAACCCGCATCCCGAATGGCATTGTGCTTGTTCCAGAATGCACGGGCATGCGTTAACAGCTCAGGGGCTTCCCACTTTCCTCGGATCATATCAATTAGATACGCTTGGCCGGATTTTGACTTACCCCAGCACTGAAAAACGCTGTAGTCGTTATGCTCTTTTGTCTTTTGAGCCGTGTCTGCGTATATGCCGCGCCACTCAATTTGCGGTAGACGTTGATAATACTGCCACCAGGCATCTTTGAATATGCCGCCACCAATCGGTGCCGGGCGCTGCATATATTGGCCTGCGAAGCGATAGGCGTCTGAGCTTTCCATGCGGCGCAAGTCCTCTAACGGGAACTGCTCAGGCCAGAATGACGTATCCGCATCATTGATAGCGGGAATGTTCAAGTGCTCCCAATGCTCGCCATTACCGCCGTTAAGCAAGTACCCGGATAAATCCTCTTCATGCAGCCGCTGCATGATAACGATGATAGGTGTGTCCGGGCTGTTTTTCCGGCTTTCCATTGTTGTGCTAAACCAGTCCAGCACGTTTTGGCGCATCGTGTCACTATTGCCTTCCCCGGCTTTGTGCGGATCGTCAATTATGATTGCCCCGCCAAAGTGGTCGCGCATTTTACCCGCTCCAAAGCCAGTTATGCTCCCTTCCGCACCAGTGGCGTAAACAACCCCGCCCTCCATAGTTCTAAATTCGTCTTTCGCATTAGAGTCGTTTTGAAATGCAGGCCTGCCAAATATATTGGCATGCATTTCGTGCTGCATGATTGAACGAACATTATAGGTGTTATTTGTTGCCAGCCTTTTTGAATAGCTAGCATGAATAAATTCGCTATCAGGAAAATTCCCCATACACCAAGCTATAAAATTAATGACGGCTAACTCTGTCTTTCCAGACCTTGGCGGTATATTGATTATTAACCGCTTGGTCTTTCCAATAACAACCTTCTCCAATGCTGAGCATATAGCATCTTGGTGCCAATTATGCTTTAAATTTGCCCCCTTCCTGGCTTTAAACATAACCTTAGTGTATGCCAAAAGGTCAGACCTGCATTCTGCAATATCATCAGCGCTCAACATGACAGCTTCCACCTGTATCCGTATGCTGTGTAATCTTCTCTTTTTGTTGCCCGGATTATTTTTGAATGGTTAGCTTTCGGGTATTTGCCTTGCGACCTAACCCACTGTACAGCGTCTGCTATTGCTTCAAACTGCTCACCTGTGTCTACGCAGGTTACCTTCCTAGCCCTTGCCTTTCTAAGAGACGCGACGTGCTCCGGCGTTTTTTTAACTCCTCGCTGCCTTGCACCAGTAGCCTCTCTTACCTCCGGCCTTGCCATTGCTTCTTTTATTTTTTCAATTCGACTAGCACGAACCTCAGGGTTTGACCATGCGTTCCTCAGTCCCTCTTTGTTTTTTTCAGACATGGGCAACCCTTTCAGTCTTTGAGACATCTTCATCCTTGTCGATTCAACGAATACGCCAGCGTCTCCACCGTCTGTCAGATTGTATCCAGATGGCGACATAGTATTAAATGACTTTATCCAATAGCGCTCTCTCGAGTTCATTTCCTCGAAGCTTGAACATTGCTCAACTAGCTCAACCGAAAAGCAGTTAGCACCATGCTTGCGGATGGCAGAATAAAGGGCCGAGCAATTGCCGCTATTTTTGCGAGAATGCCATAAGTGATTTGCAAACCTGTTTTGGTAGCCGCGAGTTGTCACTCCGACATATTTCTTGCCGTTCTTGCTGTTCGTTATTACATAGACTTCGTATGTTTTTTTCATAAAAAAAGCCACCTGTGCAGTGGCTTAATTGTACCCTGTAATAGTTCCCTTTGCTAGTCATTCCCGGTACTTTGCTTCCAATGCCTTAAGCACGGCGTCTTGGGTGGATTGCATTGGTTTTCCAGCAGTAGTGTGGTCGCTGTCAATCTTATCGTGATACCCGTGCTTTCCAAGCAACAGCTTAACAATCTGCGCATTAAACGTGTTGGTAAGTCCGCCGTTCATGGCTTTAAACTCTTGCATTTCGTTAACAGCGTCTAATATGTCACTAAACTCAGTATTTTCAGACGCCCATCGATGCAGGGTGCCGCGTGCCACACCTACCACAACCGCCATGCCTGCGACCGATGGCACTGCGTGCCCGTGCATCTCATAATCCTGCACGTAAGCGAGGCAGGCCGCTTTTAACTCCTCTGTCATCTTGGTTGGCCTAGCCATAATCAAAACCCATCGTTTTCGTCAATCTTGAGTAAGCCGCGATCTTCTTCGTAAACGCCCCAATCTTCGTCAGCATTGCGCGCCCAAATAGGCGTCTTGTTTAGCAGCTCGGCAAACGACTCACACTCAGCAGCGGGCTGACTAACAATCTTATCAAATGCGGCAATTTGCTCAGCATTTAGGTGATAGGTGATATGGCCGCTCTCATCGACCGTTTGCGGAATTGGCATAGTCATCTCCTCTGGTTTCTATTGTGTCCATACTAGCACAAAAAACCCCTCAGTACGCAGTACGCAAGAGGGGCCGTGTTGGGGTGATTATATCACTTAGCAATCAAAATATGCAGCGGAATCGTAATCAGCAGCGCCGGGAAGAAAAACAGCAGTGCTAGCAGGTGGATAACTATCATCGTGAAGTGGATCATTTCATCTCTCCTAAATTAGCCGATACTGGCCCCTCATTAACATTACTCATCAGCGTATACCCGCCACGTGTGAGCGCGCAATAGTTGTTCATCGTCATGGCATAGTACGCCACTTTTGCCCGTGCGAGCGTTTCAAACGTTAGATCATCCGTCATCGTGTCGCGGGTTTTGCCGTAGATTATGGTGAACGGTCTAGGGGCGATCATGGAGTTAGCTCCTGGGCGCGTTGGCGCAGGTTTGCGGCTACACTATCTGCCGTGTAAATGCACTGGCGGTAACCCGAGTTATCAAATTTCGGATATATGGCATTTGCCTTCTCAATACGCATCTTGGCGTCTTCGGATACCATCTCCGCGCCCTCCGCCTGCTTAATCAGGTCGCGGCGGGTGAGGCTAGTTTGATGCGTGGAATCATCAATTACCGCGCAGATATTAGCCAGCGTGTCGCCGCGCCTACTGTTTCTGGCCGCGATTATTCGCTCCAAATGCGCCGCCAGCGCCGCCTCGCGCTCAAGGGCGGCGTCTAGCTGCTGCAAGGCGTCACGCTCTGCCCGTAACCGATCCCCATCCCCTCCCCGCTGCCGCAACGCAACCTGCAGCTCCTCTCCTAGCCGGTACACCTCAACATCATGCTCTAACCGGATCACCATGAGCGCCAACTCATGTGCACCCATGGCGGTTAACTCGGCAAGGCGCTCTGCGTGTTCAAAATTGTTCATACCTCCACCCCCAGCCGTTGCAGTTGATCAATAATGGCGGTTAATTCAGTGATAGGGTCGCACCAGTGTCTATCGAGATAAACACTTTCGTAAATCAGCGGTTCAGGCCACGTGGCAACAGGCGCGCTGTAATCCATTATTGAATCACGCACGCAAACGGTCAATTCTTTCGTATGCGCCGCGTAATTAACAAACACGTGGTAAGTGTCGCATTTTATCGCAGCGGCCTGTATGCGGGCGCATAGGGCGCGCGCGGTGTCTGATTTGATGTTGGTTGTGGTCATTGGTTTAACTCCTTACTGTCAAGTAGGCCATTAACGTACATAGCCTTAGCTGTTTTATGATCTACCAGCATCCCGCCCACCGT